TTGACTTGCTTTTTGCAATCTTCAAAACCTTTTTCATAAGGGGTCATTTCAAAGCCTCCAAGGCTATATCAGAGATAGCGCGTTTATCATGCAGCGCTGCCCAAATCTTCTCATCAACGGTATCGTTGGTGAGTAACACATAGACCCACACGTCATTCTTCTGCCCCGAGCGGTGGATACGCCCTACGGTTTGCTCAAAGAGTTCAAGGCTCCAAGGCAATGACAGAAAGACCATCCGGCAACCGCCGTGTTGCAAGTTAAGCCCGTGCCCTGCTGACTTGGGGTGGACAAGTAGCAACTCCACTTTTCCCGCATTCCAGCGGTCAATAGCGTCTTTGTCGTCAAGGGTGACGGCGTGGGGGTAACGGCGCTTGAGTTCATCAAGTTCTTCTCGGTAGGTGTAAGCGATGATGGTGTTGGCACGTTGGTTCTCCTCTAGTAAATCATCAAGCAAATCAAACTTGTGACGGCTTAACCAAATGGCAGTTTGCGTGGTATTAAACATACCTGGTCGCTCGCTTGTCATATTGTTTGTGTGATAGATAAAGCCTGATGCCATCTGTTGCAACTTGCCCGTCACAACCCCTGCGTTAACGGCTGCAATTTGCGCGTTACCAAAACGCAACACAAATTCTTTTTTCATTTCTTTGTACTTTTCCATGTCCATGTCACAGCGCATCTCGATGGTGTGGCAAGGCGGCAGCTTGTCGGCATACTCACCTGCCTCAAGCAAGTACGTTGCGGGTTTGATACGCTCCATCACATTGCGCAGCGCGTGGGGCCTTGGCAACCATTCGCCATACTCAGGGTTTACCAGCACAAAGTAGGTCTGCATGAACGCGCCTTTGCTGCGCCCGAGCAACGACTGATCCACGATCTTGCATTGACCGAACACGTCTTCTAAGCCATTGCTAGTAAACGATCCGGTCAGACCCCAGCGCACGGTCATAGGTTCAATGACTTTAAACAACGCCTTGAAGCGCGCGCCCGAAGGGTTCTTGAGCCGTGTCAGTTCGTCAAACACAATGCCGTCAAAGTCCAACTCTTGCTCGGCTAACCATTGCAAATTGTCGTAGTTGGTCACCACAACGCGCGCGCCAAGCGCTTTCAAGCGTTGTGCGGGTGTACCCACGGCCACGGCTATGTCAAGGTCGGGTGCCCACTTGGCGGCTTCTGCCGGCCATACGCTCATGGCAACCCGTTTGGGTGCTAGGACAAGCCAACGGCGCACGGGTGACTCTTGCATAGCGGTAAGTGTGATCGCCGTCTTACCGGCTCCTACAGGGGCGAGAACCATCGCGCGGTCGTGTGTGCCGAGAAAGGCTGCGCCCTCAGTCTGATAGGGTCTTAGTTCCATTGCGCTGCCATTGCGTTAGCAATGCCCTCATAGGTCTTGCTGCGAATCTTCCACCGGTCAGCGCTTGGTGGCAACTTGTTTTGCCCACTCGCGGTCTGATTGCCCCTGCGTGTTTTGTTGTCGCCCTCTAGTTTGTCGGTTGGCACAAGCAAAGGTAAATTTTTAAGCCACAGGCACGTCTTCTTACTGGCGTCTTGGCCAAACCACCACGGCTGCACGATCTGATCGGGCTTACGGACGCGGCTGCTAATAATGCTAATTGGGTTTTCTAACGCAATACGCTCTATGGGCGCGGCCAGTAAGCGCTGCACAAACGTCAACGCGTCCTCGGTCAGTTGCGGGTCGCGCAACCCACGCGTTGTCCAATGCATACCTGACACCGACAGGTAAGTGCAAGGCGGGTGGGCGATCATCATATCCCACCCATCACCAATGATGTCAAACACATCACCTTGATAGTGCGGTCCTGGCGCGTCGGTCGGCAACAAGTCACACGACATAGCGTCATGCCCTGCCCGTATGAACGCGTCGCGTACGGTGCCACTATATTCACAAGCTACTAATAAACGCATCAATCTGCTCCTTAGTCCATAGACAACTGTAGTTTTGATTTAATTTAGCCATGTCGGCAGCAAAAATTTTTTGTAATTCTGACAATCGACCTCCTTTAGTCTTTAACTCTACAAACCATGTCGCCCCATTGGGCAAACACGCTATACGATCAGCAACGCCACGGTGGCTTGGCGACGTAAACTTGTACGTCTTGCCCCCTGCGCGTTCGACCGCCCATTTAAAATAATTTTCTATTTCTGATTCTTTCATTCTGTTGTATACACTTCACATGATTCAGAACAACCGCCGTCTTCATCTGCGCGCGTTGCGCGCGTAGGCGTGTCTTTATTCTCTTCGTGCAGTTTGAACAACCCTTTGGTATCTAAGTTGCCCCTAAAAAATACGCGCTCACCGTCTTGAGGGCCAACTTTGCGGTACTGCTGCTCCATGCGCTGATGAAAGTCGTATACGCTTGGGTCACGCTCAATCTGCATAAAATGTTTTTTAAATGATTTCTTAAAGCAGCCCAAACAATTGCCTTCAAATTCATCAATGCCTAAGTCAAATGCTTGCTTTGACCACCACTCAAGGATCTCAGCCTTATCCGTAGGCCACACGTCAATCAGGGGGTACATGATTGCGTCAACGCCAGCAGCTTTGCTTACGCGACGCTTTTCATCTTCTCGGATACCAATGGCGGTGGGTATCTTCGTGTGCGTAATGCCCAAGCTACGCAAGTACGACCGCATAGGGTTAATTTTTAATTCGCGTGTGCATTGCGGGAACGCCAAATTAGGTACGCCGTATTTTTTAATGTAATCTTCAAACGGCTCACCCTTACGCGCAGCGGTTGCGTAATCAACTACGCGGTGGGTGCATGATTTGCGGGTGTCCATGTGAGTGACGCTCTCAAGCCAAACCGTGTTGAAATTAAAATGTTGGTCACAGTTGTGGATAAATTCTAAGGTCTTGGGGTGTTCAAGTCCGGTGTTTGCAAACGTCACAATGAAATCGTACCGATCTGACCAGTTGTCTATCAAAAGTTTAGTCATGTAGGCGCTAGTGCGCCCGCCGCTAAATGAGATTTGATACTTTTCTTTCATTTATTTCTCCTTTCATGTAAAAAAGTATAGCACAAGCAAAAAATCGTGTACAATTAAATTTCTAAACAGGAGATTACACTATGATTCACTCAACTATCGTAGGCGGCTCGACCGCCAAACGCGTCATTGCTTGCCCAGCCTCAATCGACTTGGTCGCCAAGATGCCTAAACTGCCGTCTAGCAAGTTTGCTGATGAAGGCACGTTATTGCACGACGCCATCAGTCAAATCCTCGACTGCAAGGCGACCGACGTTGTAGGTATGATTCACGAAGGCATTACGCTGACTCAGGAGTTGTTTGATGACAAGATTGCTGTGGCGCTTGCGGCGTTGGATGAAATTGACCCAACCAAAGAAATGGAATTTGTTGTTGAAAGTCGCGTCAACTTTGGCGATCTTCTGCCAGGCGTGTTTGGAAGTGCTGATCTACTTGGCCGAATCGGTGAGAAGGCAATTGTTCTTGATTGGAAGTTTGGTAACGGCGTGGCTGTTGAGGCAACTGAGAACTATCAAGGGATGTTCTACGCCGCTGCCGCCATGCGTACGCCGGAAACTCAATGGGTGTTTGAGGACGTGGAGGAAATTGAAATCATCATTGTTCAACCGCCGATGATCAAGCGTTGGGTAACAACGCCCCAACGTATTGCGATGTTTGAGTTCGATTTGATTGCTGCCGTCAACGGCCCACGCACTAAGATGGCAACTGGTGAGCATTGCCGGTGGTGTGCAGCCAAGCCTACCTGCCCGTTGGTCACCGGTGCTGTTGACCGTGCGCTCAAGACCGCGCTAGTGCGTGTCGATGCAGAGAAGATAAGCGAGTACCTGACCCAAGCCGATGAACTTGAATCGTGGATCGACGCCGTGCGTGTACTGGCGTACGATATGTTAGAGAACAACGTCAAAGTGCCAGGCTACAAACTGGTCGCCAAGCGCGGCACACGCCAATGGGTGAACGATGAAGCGCCTGTAAAACTACTAGGTGACAAGGCTTACGAAAGTAAGTTAATCTCTGTCGCTCAAGCCGAGAAAATTATTGGCAAAAAGAACTTTCCGTCTGACCTAGCCGTATCGGTCAGTTCGGGCAGTACGTTGGCAGCGGACTCTGATCCAAGGCCAGCGGTGATCGACCTAGGTAAGCAACTCGCTAACCTAAAACTAATCTAAAGGACAGTAAAATGTTTAACTTAGCTAAACTACCCGAAGTAAAGTCACTCTCAACTGCACTACGCACCATTCAAGCTGAAGTGGGCCCGACTGGCGTTGTCATCATTAAGATGGACAAAACCGGTCATTGGGTCTTTGGTGCCGATCAAGAAGAAGTCGAAGATGGTTCAACTTGGGCGGTCAATCCCTTTTCGTTTGTGCATGGTTTTATCGCATGGGGCGATGGGGAAGTGCTGGGCGAAAAGATGGTGTCTGTATCCGAGCCATTGCCTGAAACCGATGACGCGCCGCCCCAAGCTAAGAAAGGTTGGGAAACGCAAGTCGGCATGAGCCTCAAGTGTTTGACAGGCGAAGACAAGGGCATGGAAGCGCGTTACACCACCACATCAGCGGGTGGCAAGCGTGGCGTACAAACCTTAGCTGTTGCGATTGCAGAGGCCGTAGATAAAGACCCGAGCAAACCTGTGCCCGTGGTGTTGCTCAAAAAGGAACACTATCAGCACAAATCGTACGGTCGTATCTTTACGCCCTTGTTTGACATTCAGTCGTGGGTCAGCATGGATGGTGAAGAGCCCGAGGCAGCACCTCCTGCACGTCGTCGTCGGAGTGCAACATGACACTTGAACTCACGCTAGAAGAGATCAACGTGATCATGGCGATGCTCGGGCGTCAACCTTACGAACAGGTCGAAGGCCTGATCGCTAAGATTCGCTTGCAAGCATTGCCGCAGTTGCCAAAAGAGTAAGGTTCAGGGGGCGGCTGAGGATGCCGTAAGCGTGTGTTTTATTTCAACGCGCATGAAGTAACGGCCAAATCAACGCCCCCACCTATAAATTAAGGTAAATTAAAATGGAACCATTAAATTTTTGTCGTCAGATTAAAAAATCGTACGCCGAATCGTGGCGACTTGATTATATTAAAAAAGAACTACCAAAAATGCCTGTAGATGTATTAATAAAAGGTTTAGATTCAGCGGTTAAATTTACTTTACCGAATGATGGCAAAATTATAGTAGATACAAAATTAAAAGGTCTTATTGACATTACTGAGTTACGTTTGCCTTATAAAGATATTGTTTTAGAATTTGTTTTAGTTGGTTCAAGATTAAAAAAAATAGTTATTCATGCGATTGAAGATGAATTGCGTATAGTGATATGTGTTTGGGGAGGAACAGATAATGCGTGGTTGCCTTTTGTGCTTGCAAGCATACCTAAAATAAATTTTATACGGGTTAACGCAGACAATAGTTTAAGTTTTGCCCTTCAAAGGCATTTGATAGAAGAAAAATATAAAACAGAAATGAATTTATTGTCGGGTTTGGGCGCTGACACGTTGCTTGGTTTTCTTAACGCGTTGGCGTGTAGCAATGTACACACCGAAAAGTTACCTACCCGCAAGCCTAGCAAAACGCTTGGTGCGCTTCCCTTTGATGAGTACCATGTGCTGACCATAGATCGCCCAGCGGGCACCGGCAACGGCTACGCAGGGGGTAGCCACCGCAGCCCACGCGAACACTTGCGTCGCGGCCACATAAGACGCTTGCCAACTGGCAGCAAAATATGGGTGAACGCAGCGGTCATTAACGCAGGGGCGGGTGGCAAAATCCGTAAGCAATATGCTATGGGTTGACTTTGAAACGCGTAGCCATTGCGACCTTAAAAAGAACGGTGTCTACAACTACGCGCAAGATTCGACAACCGACGTGTTGTGCATGAGCTACGCCTTCGATGATGAAGACGTACAGACATGGTTGCCGTCCCAACCGTTCCCCGAGCGTGTGCGTAACCACACCGGCTTAATCTACGCCCACAACGCAGCCTTTGAGCGTCTGATTTTTTGGTATGTCTTGCAGATCAATTTCAAGTTAGAGCAGTTCTATTGCACCGCAACACAAGCGCGCGCCAACTGTGCGCCTGGTAGCCTAGAAGACGTAGGGCGCTTTGCCGGTGCCAGTATGAAGAAAGATTACAGAGGCGCGCAGTTAATTAGGGCGTTGTGCATACCACCGTTTAAGGACAACCCCGCGCTGATGCTTGAAATGGTGCAATACTGTGAGCAAGATGTCCGCGCCATGCGCGCCGTCAGTCAGAGCCTACGCCCCCTATCAGATGAGGAGTTACTTGATTACCATGTCAACGAAAAAATCAACGATCGCGGCGTCTTGGTGGACGTGCCTCTTGCCCTCGCAGCTATTGGCTATGCGGCCTCCGAACTCGCGGACATTCAGTCCATTGTCCGAACCGTCACCCATGGCGCGATCACGTCAGTCCGTTCGCCGAAGATGCGCGAGTGGGTCAAAGAAAGGCTAAGTACAGAACACCTTAAACTAATGGAGATAGAAGATGGAAAGTATTCGATTGACAAGCGCGTCCGCGCAAACCTCTTGGCCACGCAAGACCTACCGCCCGACGTTGCCGAGGTTATCCAATGTGCCGATGATCTCTGGGCGTCGTCGGTTGCGAAGTTCAGCCGCCTTAAAGATTTGGCGGATGTCGAAGACTCAAGAGTACGAGGTGCCTTTGTTTTTGCAGGCGGGAGTGCAACTGGTAGAGCTTCAAGCTATGGCGCGCAAGTCCACAACTTCACCCGTAAGTGTGCCAAAGACCCCGAGTCTGTTAGAGAGAGCATGGTTCTCGGACGTTCCATCGTTCCCGCGTTTGGTGCGAGGGTCACAGACGTTCTAAAAGGGATGCTCAGGCCAGCAATTATCCCGTCCAAAGGTAAGTCCTTGGTTGTAGCCGATTGGTCGCAGATTGAAGCGCGTATGACCCCGTGGCTATCGGGTCGAGGCGATGACGTGTTAGAGGTGTTCAGGTCAGGCCGCGACATTTACATACGGGAAGCGGCAGGTATCTTTCGGGTGCCTGAAGACGAAGTGACGCCCGAGCAGAGACAAATCGGTAAGGTTGCGATCCTCGCTTGCGGGTTTGGCGGGGGCATTGGCGCGTTCTCTGCAATGGGTCGCGCCTACGGGTTGAGCATGACCGAGTCCGACGCGCAGCGCACGGTGGACGCATGGCGACGCGCTAACCAATGGGCTGTCAGATATTGGCAAGAGTTGGAAACTGGCTACATGATTGCGATGCGAAATAAAGGTAAAGAAATCGTTGCAGGCAGGGTTACCTATCTGTTCGATGGTCAACACTTATGGTACGCTTTACCCTCGGGTCGCATCCTCTGCTACCCATACGCCAAAATAGAAGAAGATGGAATTTCATACGCCAAAGCCGCTTGGAAGCCCGCCGCCGACGCTAAAGCGTGGCCGCGCGCCCGACTATGGCGTGGCTTGGCCTGTGAGAACATCACCCAAGCCGCAGCGAACGACGTATTGCGCCGATCTTTACGGCTTTGTGACGAAGCAGGTTTACAAGTAATTTTGCATTGTCACGATGAAATCGTCTTGGAGTGCGATGAAAATAAAATAGAATCTTCAACTGCAACTTTAACTGATATAATGTGTACGTCACCTGAGTGGGCAAATGGTTTGCCTCTAGGCGTAGAAATTAAGGCGATGGCGAGATATGGTAAATAATTTGCCCACCCAAGCTAGGCTAAAAGAATTATTTATTTATGACCCCGATAGCGGGGTTTTTACGCGTCGTATTTCTACAGGGCGTCACGATAGGCATAAAGCGGGCGAAGTCGCGGGCACAAAAGGCATTTACTGGCATATGTACGTTGATGGTAAACGCTTTGTAGGGCATCGTTTGGCGTGGGTGTATGTGTACGGCAAACCACCAAAAGAAGACCTTGACCATATAAACCAAAATAAATTAGACAATCGTATTGCAAATTTGCGTGAGGCGACGCGACGTCAAAATATGCAAAACGTGACGCTTCACAAACATAACCGTAGTGGATTTAAAGGTGTTGCGTGGCATAGCTTACGCAAAAAGTGGCGCGCGTATATTTTTAACGGTTACAAGCAAACGCATTTAGGTCTATTTGAAACATTAGATCAAGCCGTTCAAGCGAGAAAAGCCGCCGAATTTGAACACCATACGCATCGCTTAACAGCATAAAAAAAGCCTCGGTGGGTGCCGAGGCTCTAAACAACTAAGGAGTACTGCAATGGAGTTTATAGAGTATATCTCGAAAGTCGCCCCCGAGGGTGAAACTTGCCTGTTGGTTAAGCAAAAGCCTGTTGGAAATGAACAACACGCCGACGGCACGATTAAAGCCACTTGGCCAGCTTTTTACCCCAACGAATATAAAGAGGGCGGCGCGTGGTACTGCAATACCGCCTCATTTATTACCGAGCGGCTAGGCAAGCGCCCGAGTGCGTCAATTAACAATTGCACACACGTCGCGTTCTTGGTGCTTGATGACGTGGGCACCAAATCAAAAGCGCCCCCACTTGAGCCTACTTGGAAGATTGAAACGTCCCCTGCCAACTTTCAATGGGGTTATACCTTTGCCTTAGACGATCAGCCCACGCATCAGGTATTTAGCGCAGCGATCAAGGCAATAGCCGAGGCAGGGTACACCGATAAGGGCGCAACCAACGCGGTGCGGAACTTTAGGATACCAGGCAGCGTTAATCTTAAGCCCGAGCGCAACAAGTTCAAATCGGTGCTAACCGAGTTTCACCCCGAGCGTGAGTTTAGTTTGCCACAGATTATGGGCGCGTTTGGTGTCACGTCGGGCCCCGTGGAATCCAACGCATACCGACCAATTAAAATTGAAGACGACGGCACCGATAACATCTTTGCATGGCTTGCCGAGAATAGCTTGGTCATCAGTCGCCCCAACTCTGAAGGCTGGGCGGGCGTCGTGTGCCCCAACAGTCACGAACACACAGACGGCAACCCCCAAGGCCGGTACAACCCCTCTATGCGGGCGTATTGTTGCCTTCACTCGCATTGCTTGCAGTTAGACAGCCACATCTTTCTTGAATGGGTTGAGGGCCAAGGGGGCCCAAGTGCGGCGCCAGGCTTACGCGATGAATTGTTGGCCAAGACAATGGCCAAAGCCTATGAAATTATCGCCCCCACTACGGCCTTCCCTGATGATGTTAAAAAACGCCAAACCGAGATTGAAAACCGAGAACTCGGGCGCGTACAAAAGCGCGAGTGGTTTGGCCGCTTTGCTTACATTCAGTCCGACGATAGTTACTTTGATATGCAAGATCGGCGCGAGATTAGCCGAGGCACTTTTAACGCGTTATACCGGCACATCATTTGCAAATCGATTCGTACCGGCCGCCATGTCGAGGCGTCCGTGTGCTTTGATGAGTTACGCCAAGAGAACGGCGCCCCTGCTTTGATCGGCATAACCTATGCGGCCGGTGAAACCGTGCTTGTGTCGCGCGGTGGTGACATTTACGGTAACCGGTGGCGCGATGCGCGGCCTGTGGCCGTGCCTGGCGACATTACCCCGTGGCTTGAGCATTGCCGTCATTTAGTGCCCGACGTTGATACGCTTGAGCATTGCTTTAATGTCATGGCCTATAAACTGCAACACCCCCAAACCAAAATCAACCACGCCGTGTTGCATACCGGCGTGCAGGGCTCGGGTAAAGACACTATGTGGCACCCGTTTATATGGTCTGTGTGTGGCGATAACGCCGTTAACCGTGGCCTGTTGGATTCGGACACGATGAACAGCCAGTTTAATTACGCGCTCGAGAGCGAGATACTGATATTGAACGAATTACGCGAGCCCGACGCCAAAGACCGTAGAGCCCTAGCCAACAAATTAAAGCCCATCATTGCCGCGCCTCCCGAGTACCTATCGATCAACCGTAAGGGCTTAAAACCGTACGATATGGTCAATAGGTGCCTAGTGTTGGCCTTTTCAAACGACGCGGTGCCCATTACCCTTGATAGCCAGGATCGCCGTTGGTTTGCCATTAAATCAAACGCCCCCCGCATGGCGCCTGAAGTCAGCGCCAAAATATGGGCATGGTTTGCCCGTGGTGGCGTGGCTGCGTGTGCCGCGTGGCTATACGCGCGCGATGTTTCGGCGTTTAACCCGTCGGCCGCGCCCCCAGTAACCGAATTTAAACTTACCCTAATTGAGCAGGGTATGAGTGCTAACGAAAGCTACTTAGTCGATATGATTCGAGAGCGCCGAGGGGTGTTCGCCGGTGGCGTGATAGCGTCGCCCTTTCACGCGATCTGTGACACGTTGTCACTTAACGCGCCAGGCACTTATAAAGTGTCGCAAGGGGCTTTGCTGCACGCATTGCTGGAGTGCAATTGGTTCGACTGCGGCCGGTTGGCCACGCGTGAGTTAACCACTAAAAAACAAGTCTATTGCGCGCCGGAAATGATAGGGCACAAGAAAACAGAATTACGCGTAATGGCCGAGGGTTTGACCGTGCGCGCCAATACGCCGTTGGCCGCCGTGACTCATTTAAAGCCAGTAAAAAACGCCCCGTAGGGCGTTGTGAGAGGGTTTGCGTGGTGCTATAGGTCAAAGACTAGAATCATTAGAACCACAACAGCGGCCGCGATAAGTGAAATAGTCATATTGGCATTAGCCCTTGAAATAAAGGGTTTAGGCGCGGGATATAGGCGCCGATATCGCACGGAAACACGCGCTTAATGTATCCGCGCTCGCACATGGAGCGCAGCGTTACGGTGTCGCTGATTGAGTAGACGGTATAAGCGCGATTTTTGATGTGTACCACGTCGCCAACGTCGACCGGCTGGCCTGTTTTATATTTCATGTTCGCACCTCTTGGGCGTCGGCTATTTGTTGGGCCGTTGGTTCGTTAAGCGCGCGCCACTCAAGGTAGCCATACTTGGGGTTACGCTGCGCTTGGTCGTAAAGCATAACGGCTGCGTGCGGTGATTTGAACTTGACGATTTGCCCGTCAAATTGTGGGCGCGTCGGTGCATTGGTGCCGGTCATTTTTAGCCTCTTAAAATTGAACGTAAACAATATCGGTATCGTTGACGCTGGCCGCGCACGCGGTGTTTTCTTCTAAGTGCTCGAGCACGGCCGCTATAGCGTCGTCCTCGTCGAGCCCATCAATATCAATATCGTATTGCTCGGCCACGCTTTTGTAATCGTCTTCGGCCCATTCGCAGCACAATGCGATAACGTCTAGTTCTACTTGCTCGCCACTATCTTGCTCGTACGATTCGATATAGTCAAAAATCACTTTTAAGCCGTTATAACTGAATTGATCGCCACGGCCGGCCGCTTTGAACGCGTCGCGAAAATCATATATTGAAAATGTCTTAATCATTTTGTTTACCTTAGTTTAGGGAAATGAGCGAGCCCTTTCGGGCCCGAGTGGTATTACATGAAATCGCGGTTAAAACCGGCGTAGGGCGTTTCATTGGTGGCGCGTGTGGGCATTACAACCACCAAGCACTCATTGGTGCCCGCGTGCATTACGGCGCTGTCATTGCCGCGCTGGATAAACCCAAACGCGTCTTTGGGCTTAACGCCGAGATATAGCGACAGCGCAGCTCGGCCGCGTACAAGTAGATCAGGGTTATATGTGCCTGGCGCTTGCTCGGTGTTGTGATCGATCGACGGGATAACGCGGCCGATGTCAGGGTATCGACCATCGACGGGCACAAAGCGCGCGCCACCAAGTAAGTAATTTTGGCCGTCGTACTCAAGCTCGGTAAACTCGGCTTTTTTGTTTAGGCGCTTAACGGCATCGGTGGGGATAATCAAATTGAGCGTTGGCGGGCAGTAATCGCCGTCATAAGGCAATTGACCGGCAAACAAAATATGCCCATCGGTGCCGTAAACCATGCCAACGGCATCTTTAGTAATTTGAATATTGATACCTTGAAGGTAGTAACGTAGGTCTTTTTTAGCAGAGCACTCAAGCGCTGCAAATAATGATGATGTTTTAACTGTGATTTTCATTTTTTAACCTTAGAGTTTAGAGTAGGGAAATTTAAAGAAAGCAAGCGACTAGCAACGCCAGGCACATCAACAACGCGGCAACAATATCGGAAAGTTTAGACATTTTGAACCCTTTGAAGTGGTGGCCGCTTGCGCGGCCGGTTGTGTTTAGCAAATGTAATCAGGATGATTAGTCACGCCAAACTGCGCGGCCAGCTGGCGCAGCTCGACTTGTTCTGTTTTACGTAATGATGCGCGGATCATAAAAGAAATGATGCGCGCAATGGCGCCGGTGTTGCCGAGTGCCTGGTATTGCTTGAGTGTTACTACTTGTTTCTGGTTTGCTTTAGTTAACATTTTATGCCCTTAGTTGGTTGACTGAAACTACATTGTACACGAATTTATAGCAGTGCACATAATTATTTAGCGTAAAGCTCACAAAAGCTCACAATTTGCAGGGTAGTTAAGGGTAGTGTGAGGGTAATGAAAAAGCGCGTGAAGTGCTTTTAAAAAATGCCTTATAAATCAACTAACTAACTGATATGTAGGGTAGTTAGGGTTATTTATTAGATTAGATAGTAAGATTATAAATATACTGTATATATGTACAGCCTTATTATTTGTCGCAGCGCAAACGCGCACGCCGTAACGTGTTGCTCACTTTTTGCACATAGGCCAGCGCGGACTTTTTAGGCATTGCCTACATTGCCTACATTGCCTACAAGTTAAACTTAATGGCTAAGACTTAGTGAGCTTTAATGGCTAAGACTTAGTGAGCCCGCTCGACCGCTCGACCGCTCGACCGCTCGACCGCTCGCCAGGCACACGGCGATGTTGCAGCGCAGCATTGTGCAGTGCAACTACCGCAGTGCAGCATGGTGGCATTAAGCATTCTTGAGTGCATGGGGGTAGGGGGGGGAGGGCCCTGCGAGGAGCCCTAGCTAGCGGAGGGTTCACGCTCAAAATTTTTTTTTATAAAAATGTTTGCAACACGGCTACCAACATTTAGCCGTTGTCAAAGTTGCCCACAATGCCTACAATCGCAAAATGCTATCTCTACACTTCACACCCCGCGAAGTTCGCGCCACCGAGTCGCGTTTGTTGCGCGTATACGAAGCCGCAAAGCTAGGCTTGTCTAATGACGCCCTAGCCTTAAGAGCTGGCATGATGCCCGAAGAGTTTCGTAAACTTTGCCAACTAGACCCTGTGGTTGAGCTTGCCGCCATGCAAGGCCGTGCGGAAGCGGAAGCGACCATGTCGCAAGTCGTGTACGACGCAGCGGTCGGCGGCGACGCCAAGATGGCGTTGGAGTTCTTAAAACACAAACACGATTGGGTCGCCAAGCAGCAAGTGCAAGTTGATGTGACGCAACAGATCAGCATTATCACCGCGCTTGAGCAAGCCGAACAACGTCTTACTATAGATATGGAACCCACGGATGCAAACGACACAGTACAGCGCCGCCGAAGAGATGCGCCTAATGTCAGCGCTTTGGTCACCCAAGATCAAGGATGACCCACTAGCGTTCGTACTTTATGCGTTTCCGTGGGGTCAGAAAGGCACACCGCTCGAAAACTTCACCGGCCCACGCCGGTGGCAGCGCGAAGTCCTGTCAGACCTGACTGCCCACATTAAGCAGAACGGCGGCAAAGTTGACTTTGACACCTTCAGGATGGCAACCTCTTCAGGGCGGGGTATTGGCAAGTCTGCGCTTGTTAGTTGGCTAACCTTATGGATGCTCTCTACACGGATTGGTTCGACCACCATCATTTCTGCCAATAGTGAATCACAGCTACGCAGCGTCACCTGGGCAGAAATTACCAAGTGGCTTGCCATGTCACTCAACAGCCATTGGTTTGAAGTCAGCGCAACGCGACTCATGCCCGCTAAGTGGATTACCGAATTGGTCGAGCGTGACTTAAAGAAAGGCACACGTTACTGGTCGGTCGAGGGCAGACTGTGGTCAAGCGAAAACCCTGATGCGTACGCGGGGGTTCACAACTACGACGGCGTGATGGTGATCTTTGACGAGGCCTCCGGTATTGACGACGCCATTTGGGCGGTGACTGCGGGCTTCTTTACCGAGAACACGCCTAACCGCTTTTGGTTGGCGTTTTCTAACCCACGCCGCAACACCGGCTACTTCTACGAATGCCACAACTCCAAGCGTGACTTTTGGAACACCAAGATTGTAGATGCCCGCACGGTTGAGGGTACGGACAAAGCGGTGTATCAGCAGATCATTGACGAATATGGCGCCGATTCATCACAGGCGGCAGTCGAGGTCTATGGTGACTTCCCCTCGGCGGGGGACGATCAGTTTATATCATCCTCTATTGTGGATGAAGCCATGCGAAGAGCCCGACTCAAAGACCTATCCGCCCCCATTATTGTGGGCGTTGACCCTGCGCGCTTTGGCTCAGACTCAACCGTCATTGCCATCCGCCAAGGGCGTGACATTATTGGCATCAAACGCTTCAAGGGCGACGATACGATGACCGTTGTTGGGCACGTCATTGAAGCGATTGAGGAATATAAGCCCGCGTTGGTCGTGATTGACGAAGGTGGCGTGGGCGGTGGGGTGGTTGACCGACTGAAAGAGCAACGCTACAAGATTCGCGGAGTCAATTTTGGAAATAAATCCAAAAACCCGCTCATGTATGGTAATTTAAGGGCTCAGATGTGGGGCGATATGCGTCAATGGCTTAAAACCGCGTCGATTCCTAGTGACAGAGTACTTAAAACTGATTTAATATCACCAGTAATGAAGCCGGATTCAAAAGGAACTATCTTTTTGGAGTCTAAAAAGGACATGAGAGCGAGGGGGCTAGCATCGCCCGACGCAGCAGACGCTATATGCGTGACGTTTGCGTTTCCTGTCGCGCACCGTGAGTATGTAGAACCTAAGAGTCGCAATTATTCGCCAAACGGCGTACAAACTTCTTGGATGGGGGCGTAGTGGCTAAGAAATCTGTGTCGTTATCTGTAGGGCGAGGCGAAAAGCTATCTGTCAAAGAGGGCGCTGGACTCACCGCCAAAGGGCGTGAGAAATACAACGCAGCCACAGGTAGCAACTTAAAGGCACCCGCCCCCAATCCAAAGACCGAAGCAGATAAGGGACGCAAAGCTTCATTTTGCGCTCGTATGGGTGCGGTTGCAGCCCATGCCAAAGACGGCGAACGTGCCAAGGCTTCTTTAAAACGGTGGAAATGTTAATGGCTAAGACTGGGTTGTATAGCAATATTCACGCAAAGCAAGAGCGCATCAAGGCCGGCAGCGGCGAGAAGATGCGTAAGGCAGGTAGCGCGGGTGCGCCAACCGCCAAAGATTTTAAGCAATCTGCCAAGACTGCGAAGAAGAAATAATGCCCCTTAAAAAATCCGCGTCCCCTGCTGCTTTTCGTGCAAACGTAAAAGCTGAAATCAAAGCCGGTAAGCCGGTTAAACAAGCCGTGGCCATCGCATACGCAACCAAACGCCAAGCGCCAAAGAAAAAATGATCCAACCTCTACACGACAACATTGCGGTGCGTCCCGACCCGTTTGTGCAAAGCGGGTTGCTAATCCTACCCGAAACAGATACTCAGACGGGTGTGGTGGTCGCCGTGGGCCCTGGCAAGAAAGACTCCAAACGACCCTTAATGGTTGCCGTAGGTGATCACGTCATGTACAGCGGCACCATTGACCGCAAGTATGATGGTCTTCTCATAATGAAAGATAAGGATGTCATAGGCCTTGTATGAAAGACATCATAGAAACCGCGCTGCATCGCATGACGATGGCAATTGCCGCCTATTCTGATAGCCGTGAGGATGAACTTGATGATCTTCGATTCTACGCAGCAAGTCCGGACAACCAGTTCCAATGGCCAGCCGACGTGTTGGCTACTCGGGGCTCGGTTCAAGGTCAAACCATCAATGCGCGCCCCTGCCTTACTATTAACAAGCTGCCCCAGCACGTTAGACAAGTCACCAACGACCAGCGCCAAAATCGACCAAGTGGGAAAGTAATTCCGGCTGACGACAAGGCTGACGTTGAGGTCGCCGAGATATTTAACGGCATGGTGCGACACATTGAGTATATGTCTGACGCAGATGTGGCGTACGACACCGCTTGCGAGAACCAAGTGGCGTATGGGGAAGGGTACATTCGGTTGCTCACCGAGTATGAGAACGCTAATTCGTTTGATCAGAACATCAAGATCGGGCGCGTTCGTAATTCATTTTCAGTCTACATGGATCCAACGATTCAAGACCCTTGCGGCTCGGACGCACAATGGTGTTTTGTGACCGAAGACCTCATGCTTGAAGACTTTGAGCGGATGTTTCCTGACGCGCAACCCGTGTCGTCCTTACAAGCGCAAAGCGTGGGTAACGAATCCTACGCACCTTGGTTAAGCGTAGATACCATTCGGATTGCCGATTATTACTACGTTGAGCATGAGAAAGCTACGCTCAATTTGTACTATGGAAATGTTAGCGCGATGAAGGGCTCGCCTGAAGACCAGCAGATGGTTCAGATGGGCATGAAGCCGATCAAAAGCCGTATTGTGGATGTCAAGAAGGTTAAGCATTGCAAAATCAACGGCTTTGAGGTCTTAGAAAGCAACGATTGGGCGGGTGATTGGATTCCGGTTGTGCGAGTGGTTGGCAACGAATTTGAGATTGACGGACGCATCCATGTGTCGGGCATTGTTCGTAACGCCAAAGACGCTCAACGGATGTACAACTATTGGGTGAGCCAAGAAGCAGAAATGCTGGCTTTGGCACCTAAAGCACCGTTTATCGGCTACGGCGGTCAGTTTGAAGGTTACGAAACCCAATGGAAAACAGCCAACACGACCAACTGGCCATACCTTGAAGTTAACCCTGATGTGACCGACGGCGGGGGCGGGCCATTGCCTTTACCCCAACGCGCCCAACCCCCTATGGCGTCAAGTGGCTTGCTGCAAGCCAAGGCGGGTGCTAGCGACGATATTAAGTCAACAACAGGGCAATATGACTCTAGCCTTGGTGCGACCTCCAACGAGCGTTCAGGCAAAGCTATCATGGCGCGTGAGCGTCAGACTGACACCGGCACCTATCACTACGTTGACAACCTAGCGCGCGCCATTCGGCACATTACGCGCCAAATCATTGGCTTAGTGCCTAAGATTTACGACACGCAGCGGGTTGCGCGCATCATGGGCGAGGACGGCGAACCTGATTCAGCCAAAATTGACCCCATGCAGCAAGAACCGGTCAAAAAAATTGTTGACCAAAACGGTATAGAAATAGACAAGATTTACAACCCTGGTGTCGGAACGTACGACGTGATGGTGACGACTGGCCCCAGCTACATGACCAAACGCCAAGAGGCGTTGGAGTCAATGGGTCAGTTGTTGCAAGGCAACCCACAACTGTGGGCGGTCGCGGGCGATCTGTTCATTAAGAACATGGATTGGCCTGGTGCCCAAGAGATGGCCAAGCGTTTTGCCAAGACTATTGATCCTAAGTTAATGGAAGATGGCGACAAAGACCCAGCCTTGCAAGCCGCCGAGCAGCAGATGCAAGCAATGGCCAAAGAGATGGAGCAGATGCACACCATGCTGCAAAACGTGTCCAAGTCTATGGAAGTCCAAGAGTCTGAGCGCAAAGATTATGAGGCGCAGATCAAGGCATTCGATGCTGAAACCAAACGTATCTCGGCAGTCCAAGCGGGTATGACCTTTGAGCAGATTCAAGACATTGTGATGGGTACGGTTGCAGCCGCGATGGATACGGGTGACCTAATTGGTGGCGCACCACAGCGCCA